AAATGTCTGTGCTTCTAAAGTAGAACTTTGAAGTAACCATATAGCATTTGCATTGGGTGTTGCAGATAAAGCTGAATCCAATGTAATTACACTTCCTACAAGTCCAGTTACGTTTTTAGTTTCTACTGTGCCGTCAGGCAATATGACGCTACATTTTTTATTTGTTCCAGTAAATGTATCTAAATCCTGTGTACTGTCTACAGTAATCTGCGTAGTAGTTGCTGCATTTATTCTTCCTGATCTTCTTTCTCCACCACGAACAGGATCGTTAACAGAAATAACAGATCCAGGTCTTACTATTGCACCAGCATCTATTGAAGTTGTAAAACTGATAACTTCAGACTCATTCTGTTCACTAAATAATATTGCTTTACCTAGTCTTTGGGCCTGACCACGGGAAGTACAGGCAAATGCTTTTACATCTTTCTTTACTATTCCTAATTTTGCCTGTGCAGCAGTATCTTCTACAACTTCATAATCTATCTCTCTACTATCCATGTTGAAATAACTGACAGAAATAACAGTATGTCTTTGCTTTAAACTGCTGCCAGAATATGAAAACCCACCTTCACCTACATTTGCCAAGCTAAATAAATAACTTGGATCTGTTGGCTTATCTTGCGTAATAGTTACAGAACCTTCAGACCATATTGGAAAACATCTCATAACACCAGCTAATTCATTTATCAACTGATAAGCTTCCATAGATCCTTGTAAATTTACATTGCAACTAAATCTTGCTTCTTGTCCATTAAAACCATCTGATACCAGTTCATTTGCATATCTACTGGCTGCTACGAAACTAAACAAATCTAAATTACTGTCTGTAATATGCGTTCCAAATCCATATCTTTCAGTAGTTAATAAATCAAGCAATATCATTGCAGGGCATGAACACCAAACAGCAGCACCCATGGTTCCGTTAAATATATAGCCACTAGGATAAATAATTCTGCCTGTCTGTAGATCAACAGTAGGAGTACCAGAACTAGATGCTCCTGCTCCAGGTATCCTTACTTTTACTCCACGGATACGGAAAGCTCTTTTTGGTATAGAGCTAAACTGTTCAGAATCTATCCGTAAATTTGTATATGCACTATTAGGGTAAGTTTGTTTATCATCAATAATTTCACCAAGACTTGTCCAAGCGAAAGCATCAACAAGACTAGAAGTAGTGCTATCTGCTGTAACCCTAACAACTCTAATATCTACAGGAAATGCACCAGTTATATTTACACGATATTCTTTTTGGTACGCATCAGCAGTTCTACCAGTGATAGTATCTGATAGCACATCACTAAAACCACCACCATTATATTGAACTTGTATTTTTAACTCAACAGTAGAACCAAGTAAATCCCCTTGATCCGTTGCTTTTTGTAGTTGTGGAAATGTTATGGTTACTTTTGCAGCATCAACATTGGTATTTGTTATTTGACGAGTAACAGGAGAAGAAGTTGTTACTGTTACTCCTACACTTGTAAGAGATTGACTACTTTCAATTCCTGGAACATGACTTTGATTTGACGTTCCAAAACGGGGTGTAAAGCTTACATTTTGAAAATTAAAATCAGAGGTTCCTGGATTTGTATTACTAGCATTTGAATTGAGAATAGGAGTATCGTTTAAAAATATATCTTTTTGTGCTGCATTGTTATAAGCAGTGGTTCCTTTTGTAAGTCCTGCTTTTGAGGGAGTAGCAAAACCTTCTATTTCTCCTTCAGATAATAAATCTTGGATCGTAGCAAACTGCCTACTGTTTAAAGTATCAGGTGCTCTTGTCGGAGATGGTGGAGTAGGAGGAGAACCGCCAGAACCTCTAATAATTTTATCTGTCATGCTGATACCTGATTAGTGTCAATTCCTGCTGAGATAACAACTGATCCTGTTACTATCTCACCATAAGCTATTGGGTGTGAAGTGCCAGCCCTAGACGTATTCTGAACACCAGAAAAGCTAAATGATATTCTTGGATCTTCTTCGTTATTAAAATCTTGTGGTTTAGGTAAAGGAAATAACATTTCACTTACACCCATTAAAGTAAGGCCCACTCCAACATTCAAAGCAATAGGAGCAAATGTTCCAGTTAAACCAGTTGTTGCCAAAGCTGCAAAACCACCTCCCGTTGCCAAAGCTAATCCGATTAAAGCAACTCCTAATATTGTTTTTCCTACACCACCACCAGCACCAGTAATTACTGGCACAATACTTATATCAGACTGTCCTATTGGATTATGTAATTCAGTTTTATCAATATCATAATCATCAACAAGCACTTTATAATATCTATCTGCCATATGTGCTTCTAATTTTGGAAAGTTAGAAACAAGAAAACGTATTGCATCAGCAGTAGAATTTATTACAGCATCTAATTCTTTATGACCTATAAAGTCAGCTAATTCTCCATAAAGTTTAACTTTTCTGAGCATAGCGATACCTCTTACCAGTACATTTTAACAACCACTCA